CAGTCTTACATTTACACTAACAGGCATTTCAGCTACATCAACTCTTGGAACAGTAGTTCCGGCGGATGTTATGGGTGTGACTGGATTATCAGCAAGCACAACTTTAGGAACCGCTACTACTACTCAACTTACAGTTGCGAGTTTAACGGGAATTTCGGCTGATATCGATTATGGTACTTTAAGCTTTTCATCAAATCCTACAATGACCTTAGCAGGTCAATCGGCAAGTACAGCTTTAGGTACTGTCTCAGCTTTACCAGTAACTTTACAAACTTTAACAGGTCAATCAGCTGGCACTGCTTTAGGAACTGTTACTACAACCCAACTTACGAATGGTAGTTTGGTTGGACTAGGCCTAACAGCTACAGCTTCAGTTGGTATTTTAGGCGTTAGAGCATATAAAGATATTGATATTACCGGCAATACATCATATACTGATGTTGACATAACGGGAAATACATCTTATACCGATGTAGATCATGTAGCTTAGGAGATATAAATTTATGGCATCAAATTATAATAGTTTGGGTTTCAACTTAATGACCACTGGTGAAAACGCCGGTACATGGGGAACAAAAACTAATCTAAATTTAAACTATCTGAGAGATACGCTGGGTTGGATAAGTATTGCACTGACAGCAGATAGAACTTTAACTATACCTGATAATTCTACGGGAACATATGATGGTAGAGCTTTTATTATAGAGCTTACTGGATCGACTGCTGGAAACAGAATTTTAGATATTGCAGCTACTGCAGGTTCAGGATCATCTCCTGGAGGTACGGCTGCTATTTTAAAACCATTTTTAGTTATAGATAAAACAACTAGAGCGGCTGGAAACACAATTACATTTAAAGTGACAGGGGCAACAGGTATACTTATTCCTAAATATGGTAATATTTTTTGTTATCATGATGGAACAGATATTCGTAGTTCAGGAATGATAACTACTAGAAGTGGTGCTGGAGCAGTGGCGGCTCAAGCAGCATATACATTACCGTCTGCTGATGGATCAGCAGATCAAATATTATCAACAGATGGGGCCGGAGAGATGAGTTTTGTAACTCCAGCGGCAGCAGGAATATCAACTGGAAAAGCTATTGCAATGGCAATGATTTTCGGATAAAAAACAAAAGGAATTAAATTATGGCGAATCCAAATATAGTATCAGTTTCAAGTATCTACGGTGGTAATTATGGTTGGGCTTTAACTAACACTTTAACAACAACTCTAGTAACAGTTGATGCAGAGAAATTATTAAAAATTAATAGAATTGTATGTACTAATATTCATGCTACCGATGCGGCAAACTTAAATTTATATGTAGATGGTATGGGAACAGCAGCTGCAAATGGTTTAACACCAACAGGTGCTTCAGCAACAACTTATTTAGCAAAAGTTATTTCAGTTCCAGCTAATGCTTCATTAGTTGTTACAGATACTCCTATCTATCTTTTAGAATCAGACATATTAAAAGGCGGATCGAGCGCTACAAGTACATTAGAATTATTCATATCATATGAAGTCTTAGACGACGCTTAGGAGGTTTAAATTATGGCTGGCAATGGCGGAATAATTGGACCTGTTAATACGATCTCGGCTGGTAAAAATATAATTACAAGTACAACCTGTACTGGATCAACAACACTCACAACACAACCTGGAACAAGACTAGCAAACTACTTAGTAGTCGCTGGTGGTGGAGGCGGTGGAACTGATGGTGGTGGAGGCGGTGGTGCTGGTGGTTATCAAGAATTTTTAAATCAACCTGTTAATGGAGCCTCTCCTTATGCTATTGTCGTAGGGGGTGGAGGCGCTGCTATGACTATTGGTTCTGTTTCAAGTTTTAATTGTGTTCCTTCTGTAGGAGGAGGAAAAGGTGGTGGTCCTGCAAGTGCTGCCGCTGTCGGAGGATCTGGTGGTGGTGCAAGTATGAATGGATCTTTTAACTGTGGTGCAGCTGGAACAGCTTGCCAAGGATATGCTGGAGGAAATGCTCCCGCATGCTCTGGTGGAGGCGGAGGCGGTGCTTCTGCTGTGGGTGCTGTAGGAACAGGTACACCCGGTCCAACTTCAGGTGGTGATGGAGGTGCTGGAGCAGCTACAAGTATTTCAGGATGTGCTACAACTTATGCAGGTGGTGGTGGTGGTTATGGTTTAGGTTGTGGTGGAGCTGGAGGCGGCGGAAAGGGTGGAACATATCCAGGTCCGTCAGGTGTAGCAACAGCAGGTACAGTAAACACAGGTAGTGGCGGTGGCGGTGGCGCAGGTAGTGCTCCTAAGTGTGGAGGTGCTGGCGGTTCAGGAATCGTCGTAGTAAAAGAATTAAATAAGGCTTCAGGAGTCTGGAGCATGAATACAGTTTATTGCCAAGTTAAAAATGATCGCTGGATTTATAATTATGGAAATGTAGATTATTTAGTAGTCGCCGGTGGTGGATCAGGTGGTGGTAGATATGGAGGTGGTGGAGGTGGAGCTGGAGGTTATAGAGCTTCTGGTTATGGCCCTGCCCCTTTACAAGGATGTACATTAAGTACAAAATTGGGAACTTATGCAGTCACAGTTGGCGGTGGAGGTGCCTCTACATCAACTCCCGCTGCTCCTTTTATAGGAACGGCAGGAACTAATTCAGTTTTTTCAAGTATAACATCAACAGGTGGTGGTTATGGAGGAGCTCAACCTTATGGAACTTCTGGTGATGGTGGACCAGGAGGATCTGGTGGTGGCGGTGGTGATAGAGGTAATGCTGCTGGTGGAACAGGTAATGCTGGAGGATTTCCAATAGCAGAAGGATTTGCTGGTGGTAATTCTCAACCTAGTCCAGGAAGTTTTGCGGGCGGTGGTGGCGGTGGTGGTGCTACAGCAGTTGGCGGAAATTCGCCAGGGGCTAATGTAGGAGGTACTGGTGGTGTAGGAGCACCAAACAATATTACAGGAAGTGCAGTATCTTATGCTGGTGGTGGAGGGGGAGCTGGAGAATGTGGTTCAGCAACTCCAGGAGCTGGTAGTCCTTGTGGAACAGGTGGAGCAGGTGGACTGAACACTGTGGGAACAGCAGGAACACCCAACACTGGTGGTGGCGGTGGTGGAGCCGGAAATCCGACCGCTACAACTGCTTCAGGAGCAGGCGGACCAGGAATTGTAGTTTTAAGATCAAGTACATATTTAACAACAGACAGTGCATGTGCACCTGTTCAATCACCTGATGGTGGAACAGGCACATTTATAGCAAAATTTAATGCATCAGCGAATGTAACGATGGGTGCCGTACCGAGTATTAGTTTAGATTATTTAGTAGTAGCAGGTGGAGCTGGTGGAGCAGGTGGTGGTGGTGGTGCTGGTGGATATAGAACTTCTTTTCCAGGTGGAACAAAAGTATTTTTAGATTCAGGAACAAATCACGTTGTAATTGGAGGTGGTGGAGCAAGTGTCACTCCATCAAGTGATGGAAATGATGGAACAGATTCATTTGTAGGTTATATTACCTCAACAGGTGGTGGAACAGGAAGAGGAATAAATGGTGGAATAGGTTTACCTGGTGGATCAGGTGGAGGTGGTCAATATGGTTCAGGCCCCGGAACATCTAATCCATATCCAGGTGGAACAGGTAATGTCCCGCCTGTAAGTTCGCCAGGAGCTCCTGTTCAAGGATATCCAGGTGGAGGAGGTTTTGACGGTATATCAGTTAATAATAATTCAGGTGGCGGTGGTGGTGCCGGTGAAGCTGGAGTTAATGCATCTAGCGGTCAAGGTGGACGTGGTGGTGTAGGAAAATCAAACAGTATTTCGGGCTCGGCTCTTTCATATGCTGGCGGTGGTGGTGGACCTTCTAGTGGAACTCCTGGAGCAGCAAGTCCATGTGCAACAGGTGGCGTTGGTGGTTGTGGTCCGGCCGGTGGAGATGGTACAGTTAATAGAGGTGGTGGTGGCGGTGGGGGAAGAGACTCACCGGGTGCAAGTGGAGCAGGTGGTCCAGGAATTGTTATTTTAAGAATGGCAACAGCTTGTGCACCAGGAAGTTTAGCAGTAGCCCCTGGAACTAATACTTTAGCAACAGATGGATCTTGTAAAGTAGCTACATTTACTGTATCAGGGACATTGACACTATAAACAAATTAGAATATAAATATAAATTTAAGGAGTAAAAATATGGCACATTTCGCAGAACTAGATGGTAGTAATATAGTAAAAAGAGTAGTTGTTGTGGGTAACGATGTTACAACAGCAGCTGGACCTTTAGGAACAAATGACATGCATGTTGATGGAGAAGCATGGTGTGTTAATTTTTTCAAAGGTGGAAATTGGAAACAAACTTCTTATAATCATAATTTTAGAAAACAATATTGCGGCAAAGGTTATACTTTTGATTCTGCAAAAAACAAATTTATTTCACCTCAACCTCATGCATCTTGGGCATTAGATGGAAATGATGATTGGCAATCGCCAGTCACTCATCCAACTGATACTGATGATAAAAATATAAGTTGGGATGAAGCAGGTCAAAAATGGACTGCGACTGATGATTCAGATCCAGTTAATAATTTCAATTGGGATGCATCAGCTCTAGCTTGGGTATCCGCATAAGGAGACTCAAATGGCACAGCCAGCAGGCTCAACAAACGGCGGCATAATCGGAGTAAGTAACAAAACTTCATTCGGTAAAGATACAGTTACATCAGGAACCGCAAGCGGTCCTGGAACTCTCACTACACAAGTAGGAACTAGATTCATTGACGCATTAGTTATTGCAGGTGGTGGAGGTGGTGGAAGCACTTCAGGTGGATCCGCAGGCGGTGGTGGAGCTGGCGGCGTTAGACCTTTTTCAAATTTATCTGCATGTGGAAGCACTCCTTATGCCTACGTTGTAGGAGCAGGAGGCGCGGCTAATACATCAGGAACAGATAGTACCTTAACAATAGGATGCACGACTTACACTTCAGAGTCAGGTGGAAAAGGTGCAACAAGTTTTCCAAGTTATGGCAGTGATGCCGCAGATGGTGGATCCGGAGGTGGTGCACAAGGCTATACAGCCCCTGCGCCTGCAGGTTCAAAAGTTGTAGGATCAGGAGACACTCCTTCTCAACCTGGTAATCTAGGAAATGATGGAGGGACTGGTGTTCTTTCTTGTAGTTCTGCAAACGCTCAAGCTGCCGGTGGTGGCGGAGGTGCTGGAGCAGTTGGAGTAGATGCTTGTCAACCAAGTCCTACAGCAAGTAATGCTGGAGCAGGCGGAGCAGGAACTGCAAATTCAATAACAGGATGTTCTGTAACTTATGCTGGAGGTGGTGGTGGTGGAAAAAGAATGTCCCCGGGATGTTCTGGTGCTGGTGGAACAGGCGGTGGAGGCGCTGGTGGTCAAGGACCGGCAACAGCTGCTGGAGCAGGAGACGCTAATACTGGTGGCGGCGGTGGAGGAGCTGGCGTAGAGCCAAGCTCTGGAGGCGCAGGCGGATCAGGAATCGTAGTAATAAAAGAATTAAATAAAGCAAGTGGTGTGTGGTCAATAGACTCTCAATTTCAAAGTCATCAAGCAGGAACATGGCCAAAACATACTTATCCAGTAAGTTTTGATTTCTTAGTAGTCGCTGGTGGTGGAGCAGGTACTTCAAATCAAGGTGCTGGCGCCGGAGCAGGAGGTTATTTAACTTCTTATGGTAATCCTTGTGCTGCAGCTATAGCACTTGCAGTAGGAGAACATACAATTCAAGTAGGAGCTGGTGCAGCAGGAAGTCCTTATCCAACATCACAAGGGCTTAATGGAGAGCCTTCAATATTTTCAACAGTAACAGCCGCAGGCGGTGGCGGAGCAGGCGGTAACCCTTGTCATGGTGCAGATGGTGGATCAGGAGGTGGTGGTGGCGCTCGTACAGGTGGAATAGCGGGATCAGGAAATACTCCTCCAGCCCCAGCAGGTTTAGGAGGACCTCAAGGAAATGATGGTGCTTGTGGTACTCAATATGGTGGAGTACCAAGATATGCTGGCGGAGGTGGTGGTGGCGCTGGCGCGGCAGCCTCGGCTGTTACACCAGGTGGTCCAAATGCAGGAGGTATTGGTAAATCTACAGCTATTTTAGGAAGTATTCCCACAGCCCCAAGCACTGGAACGCCAGGACCAGCTCCAGGAAGATATTTTGGTGGTGGTGGCGGTGGTGGTATTCAACAGCCAGCAACTACAGGACCGGGTGGTGCAGGAGGTGGTGGTTCAGGTCAACCAGGTGCTAATGAATGTGCAGCTGGAACTCCAGGAACAGTTAATACAGGTGGTGGGGGTGGTGGGTCATCGAATGCCGCTCCAGGTGGAGCAGCCGGAGGATCAGGAATTGTTATACTAAGATACTTAACAGCGCGTGCTCCTTCAGTTACTATTGCGCCAGGAACAAACACAACAGCGGTATGTGGATCTTGCACTGTAGCTACTTTTACTGTCGATGGAACTTTAACTATTGGTTAATCTAGATCAATTCTCTTTACTCTCTATTTAAATTAAGATAAAACATATGTATAAAGACATATGAATCTAACGAATTATTTTTGGTACTTTCAATCTGCAGTTCCTTCTAGGATCTGTGATGAAATTGTTAAGTATTCAAAATCTATTCAAGATCAATTAGCAACTACGGGTGGCTACGGAGACCCTAAAAAATTAAATCAAAAACAAATTAAAGATTTAAAAAAGAAAAGAGATTCAGATATTGTTTGGTTAAGTGAGCGTTGGATTTATAAAGAGATTCAACCTTACGTTCATCAAGCCAATGCTGCTGCCGGTTGGAATTTTCAATGGGACCATAGTGAATCCTGTCAATTTACACAGTATAAGAAAGGACAATATTATGACTGGCATTGTGATGGTTGGGATAAACCTTATCAAAGACAACAAGGGGACCCTTCACATGGAAAAGTTAGAAAGCTGTCGATGACATTAACTTTATCAAACGAAAAAGATTATAAAGGTGGGGAATTAGAATTTGATTTTAGGAACTTAGACCCCGATAAAAAACCAAATATTAGAAAGTGTAAAGAAATATTGCCTAAAGGATCCTTGGTTGTATTTCCTGGATTCGTGTGGCATAGAGTATGTCCAGTTAAAAAAGGAACCAGACATAGTTTAGTTATGTGGAATTTAGGATGGCCATTTAAATGAAAAATAAAAAAAGAAGTCAAAAAGAATTAGATAAGATATCTTGCGGAAGTGCTGAAACATTTCCAACACAATTAAATAGAGAAGATTATTTTAAATGTCCTGTATGGTTCGCAGATGCTCCTCAATTTGTTGAGGATTTAAATAAAGCATCAGATAAATATATCGAAGCAGCAAAGAAAAATTTAAAAAAAGATATAGCTAAAAGAAATAAAAAGTTCGGGGACCGAGGAGATATGGGACATGTATTTCATTCAACTCCTTTAGTTGGTGATCCTAATTTTAATCAATTAACTAATTACATAGGGGCCACAGCCCATAATTTACTGGGAGAAATGGGTTTTGATTTAACTAACTACCAAGTCTTTACTACAGAAATGTGGGTACAAGAATTTGCTAAAAAAGGAGGAGGTCATCATACTTTACATACTCACTGGAACG